GCCAGAAGTCGTCATTGCAGCACCGTTGCTTCCCGAAGCGAGAAAACCAGTGCTGGTGACATCGCCACCATCAACAATGTCATCGCCTTCGGCAAAGTCAATGTCAACAGTAGGAGAAGACCCGTCGAAAGCCTTCAGAACTTCTGCGCCAGCAAACAGAACCATCGTATTGGCTGGGATTTCTACGACTTGGAAGATGTCACCATTCGTGCAAGAATAGTTGGTCAGCTTGTCAATGTCGAGGATACCCTCAATCATACGCATGTTCAGGCCGTTACGGCTTGCCGGAAGTGCAGCAATAGAGTTAGAGTTAACTCCTGCGGTTGCGGAGGAGGTGAGGTCAAAAGTTGCCATGATTCAGTCTCCTTACGCTGCGTTGTACTTGGCAGTTACGATTGCTTCAGGGCGAAGAATCTTACGGCCATAGAGATGCATACCACGAACAATATCAGCAAAGCTGTCTGGATCGCGGTAGGTTTCGGTTTTATTAATCTGCTCTGCAGTTGCGACAGCGGACGAGTGTCCAGCCACAATCACACCGAAGTTAGAGTTCTGGTTGGCCGAACCAGTGGTTGCGGGGCCAGTACCTACGGACGGCAGGTTATTAGAGGTATAGACAGTGAAACCGTGCAGGTTATTAATAACCAGCCCGTTTTGCAGTCCTGCACCACCAAAGTCTGAGTTCAGAAGACGTGAGTCTTCGTCCTTGAGCAGTTCAATAAATACGGGGTCAATAACAAGCCAACGGCCCTGCGTATCTACGTTCTGCTGGTCAAGAAGGCGTCCCATGCGGGAGATGACCATCAGAGGAGAGGCAGTAGCAGTCGGAAGTGCAGTTGCACCCGGCAGACGTGCTGCAAGCGGAATCGAGTGATCGCCAGCAGAGCCTGTTGTGATATTGCCGAAGCTATCCTTACGCAGCTTCATGCTGGTAAGAAGTTCGTCGGAACCAGCAGTCGTTACTGCCTTGGAGCCGCTTACTACATCGTTAGCGGTGCCAGCAACAGCATTGATAGCGGCCTGTTTAAAGCCTGACAGATAGCCAAGAACTTCTTGGTCAAACTGATCAGCAAGACGATATGCAGCACGATCACTTGCCAAGCCTTGGAAGTTTACGTGGCTATGCGCCTCTTCAATATCGTCAACCTTAAAGGCATAGTAGTTTGCCTTATCAATGGTGAGGGTGAAGTCCTCATCATCAAGGTCTTGCGGAGTAATTTGCGCACCACGTGCGTACTCCTTTACAGTGATTTCGGGTTCTTTGATAATCCGAACGGAATCACCCATTTGAGCAATCTCACCAAAGTAGTCGTTATTAGTGATTGCTTCACAAACAGCGGCCTTGCGGAAAGCGACCTGCACCTGTTTGCTGTAAATTACGGGCGAAAAATTACCGTTAGGAAGATTACCATACCCGGCAGCGGTTTTGAATGCCATGATATTATCTCCTATTTAGCATTTTACAGATGCAAACTCACCAGACTAATCAGAGGCTGATTCGCTATGGGTGCGTATCCAATAGGTTGGCCGACCTAAATTCAACGGGCCACGCTCGTCAGGTAATCCATAAGACGGTAGCGTTTGCGGATTAGTGTAAGCAGATAGCTAATTCACTTACACCTTTGTTGACTATAGTTATATATAAAAATAACTATTTGTCAATACTTTTTTTATCGGGCTGATCCCGATATGTCATAGATAAACTTACCAGAGCGGATAGCTTCCATGATTTCGTCAGAACGATTTTCGTATTCTGCGGCAGACATGCGTTGCACGTCGGACTCTTTCAGATACGATGCTTCTTCATTTTCTTGCGGTTTACTGCGACTATTTTTTGTAGCCACAGACTTTGCCGCCTCTTTGTCTGATTTGGATTTCTTTTTGCCAATACCCATATCAGCTTTGTAGAGGTCAATCGCCCTAGCAGCAGAACGTGCGTCGTTGTCGTTTTCATAAAGCGCATCCTGTACCCACTTTGGTTGCGACTCTGCCCACTCGTGAAACTCATCGCTGTCACGAATGTCATCAAAGTCTGGATGCAACCTCATTAGTTCCGCTTCAGCTTTTTCTTTAGTAGCAGACGATTGCATTTCATCAATCGCTTTAATGCGTTCTTCAAGTGCGCTAGATTGCTCACTTGCTTTTTTCATAGCAATTGTTTCTACAATAGCTGCAACGTCTGGATACTCTTTAGCCCACTCTTCAATGTCTTCATCAGACTTGGGCAGCTTCATTTCTTTTTTAGTTGCATCAGCAAGCTGTCGTTTTAATTCTGCAAGTTCTGTTTTAAACTCTTCAGCTTGTTTTTGTTGATGCCTACGAAGATCAGAGTAACGCTTTTTAAATGTTTTTTCTTCTGCGTTTGCTGGTTCTTCGTCAACTTCTTCTGCGGCTTCCTCTACGTCACCGCGCTGTTCTTTGAGCATTTGCTCAAGTTCTGCTTCTTCTTCTTTACGCTTTTCTGCATTGCTGTACTTACGTGTTGCAAATGCAACTTTCTTTTCCGGCTGCATTTCTTCAGCCATAATTTCTGCGGCCTCTGCCATTTTACTCTCCTAGTTGGGGCCAACCGTAGCCACGTCGGGTGGGGGATCAGGTAGCCAACATACGGGACTATTTTTTAGAAGCTAGTCCACCTCGCTTCATCTTTTTGGCTTTGGGTTTTCTTTTTTGGCCTAAACCACCGGCCCTAAATTTCGCTCCATAATCACCTCTATGCCTATCTGATCTGTCAGGTCTGTCACTACCACTATAGGAACTTCCTGAACCGCTGCTACTTCTGCTGCCACCGCCGGAATGACCTGCCGACTGCGAAGCATCGCGGTCTTCGCGTTCAGAGTCATCCCTATCACTTTCTCTCTGCGGAGAAGGTGCAGTAGGTGCGGAGCCAAGGTCTTCGTCATAACCGGTATCTTCTGCAACTTCTTTTGTAGCCTCTTTAATTTTTTGTTCAATGATTCGATCAAAAATTTCATCGCGTTCAGAGTCATCCCTAGAAAGTTGTTGCGCCTGTTTAAGTTGTTCACGAGTTTCTTTAGCAATACGTTCTTGTTCTGCAACTCTTTTATTGGCTTCTCTTCTAAGTGCGTCTTGTTTCATGCTTGCTAGAAGATCGCTAGTGGCAGTAGAATTGGCCCCCGATTCGTCAATAGAGGTTTTCAGCTGATTATACTCATCTCCAGTAAGTTTAAATTTATCTTTACCTCTCTGGAAATTAACTGTAACTCCTGATGGTAGAGGTTTACCAGACAAAAGACCAAACGCTGTTCCTGCAACACCAGCCATACCCGGCATAAATCCTTCAGGCATATCAAAAGAAACGCCGTATATTTCACCGCCTACACCAAGTCTACCACCACCGGGACCAAACATTTCTTCTTCTTCCCGACGACGACGTTCATCACTGTCACTTGTATCTCGTTCTGTAACTTGTGTGGTTTCTACAGTAGGTGAAGGTGTCTCTGTTGTGGGGGGTTGTTGTGCTTCATATTCTTGTAGAGGAATAAACCCATCTGGAATTGCAACAGTCGGTTGACCACCTACAAAAGTAAATACTCTTTTCTCACCAGTTTCGGGATTAATATATTCTTCAGTTGTTACAGTTGGATCAGTAGGTGTTTGTGGTAAAAATTGCTGTGGTGTGGGCAAAGGAGTAGGTGCGGTCTGTGTCGGTACAAACTGCTGCACAGGAGGTGCATAGGCTTGTGGCATAGGCGTTTGACCAAACTGCGGCATTTCGTATGGAGTAAAGCCACCTACTCCACCTGCAAATGCAGATTGTTGTGTGCCAGCAATTCCAAACGGATTAGTTTGTCCCGGTACAAAACCGCCAACATTATACTCTGGTTCATCCGTAATGTCAAGATCACTTAATTCAAAAGGAATGTCGTCAGACACAACAGCTTCATCACCGTTGCCCATCTGGCCCATGCGTTCCATCATAGCTAATCCCATCTTAGCTTCTTGACGCATCTGCATCAACTTTTCAAGGCCAATATAACGAACTACGTCAGCCGGAAATACAAACTCTCCCTCACTTAGTTGCGCTGGTATGTCATCGCGAACTTCTTCTTGTAGAGAACCAGATGGAACTTCATTCCCAGATATTGGGTCAGTGGTTCCCCCCTCGTCTTTTAGACCGCCCTCATCAAATAATTCCATTTGTTTTGCAAGTGTCATACCACCCTCGTTTAAGTGTCTTAAAAAAGGTATATAAGGTTTTACCTTTTCGTACGTGGACTTATCGTCCATATCTGGACCTTCGCCTGTGTCTGCTATCTCTCCCGGCTGATCAATAAACTGATCGCTGTCCCTTTCGGGTTTTGGAACTGGCATAGCCATTTTAGGTTTTTCAGGCTTAGGTTCAGGCAGAGGAGTAACCCGCTCTCCTTGAAACTGTTTTGGATCAGAAGCACCAGATATAGATATGCCTAAATCTTTAAGTTTTTGTCGAACACTTTTTGAATAATCAATATTCTGTTGTTCTTTGCCTTCTCCAGCACCATGATAATTTTTTAAAAATGAATCTAGGTTATCTGCATTTTTTGCTTTATCACGAATTACTATGTTAAAAAGTTTAGTATAAT